GGAGAAGCTCCAAGTGAAGATGCACAAACTAGGTCAGCTATTACATCTGATGGAATTGCTAAAGGTAATGCTGCACAAATAGGTGGTGTACCTACTGTTGCGGCTGCATCAAGACAAGCAGTTACTGGAAAAGCTCGTAAGGCAGCAGCAGCAGATATGTTAGCTGTGGTTGGTGAAATGCCACCAGAAGTAACAGCAGCTATTGTAGAAGACCCTGCAGTTGTACAAGCTCAATTAGATACTCAACCTGTTAATGTTCAAGCAGCAGTAGCAGCACTTCCAAAAGAAGCTTTAGTATCTACACAGATGGAAGGTTTACTTTCTAGTATTGAAGAAGGAGAAACTCCTGCATGGGCTAGACCTGCTGTAGATGCAGTTAATGCTATGATGGCTCAAAGAGGTATGTCAGCTTCAACAGTAGGAAGAGATGCTTTGTTTAATGCTATTATTCAAAGTGCTTTACCAATTGCACAAAGTAATGCTGCAGCTTTACAACAAAGAGCTTCACAAAATTTAAGTAACGAACAACAAGCAAATTTACAACAAGCTAATCAAGTCATGCAACAAAGAATGGCTAATCTTGCTAACAGACAAACAGCAGCTTCACAGACTGCACAAATGGCACAAGAGGTTGTAATTAAACAAGCTGAGTTTGAACAACAAGCAGTCTTAACTACAGCTCAACAAGAGCAACAAGTTAGAATGCAGAACATTCAAAACGAACAACAGAAAGCTTCTCAAGAATCTGCACAAAGACAACAAGTAGCTATTGCTAATTTAGATGCAGCTACTAAGATGGATTTAGCTAATCTTGAACAACTTAATGCAGCCGGTAGAGATAATTTAACTGCTGACCAACAAACAAGATTAGCAGAGTTTCAAGCTAAAGTAGATAGAAATGCTAGACAAGCTGAACTTGAACAAAGAATGGAAGAGGTTAATCTTAGTAATGATTTAAAAGTAGAACTAGCAAACTTAACAGAAAAGAATCAAGCTGCTAGAGAATCTATGACTGCTGAAAATCAAATGAGATTAGCAAATCTTAATGTTCTTGTAGACTTTAAAAAGACTAATGCCAATTTAGCACAACAAATGGACTTAGCAAATATGTCTGCTGAGAACCAAATGGAACTTGCAAACTTGCAAGAAAGAGCTGCTGCAGATAGTGCAAACTTTACAGAAGCTAATAAATTTAGATTACAAGAACTTACAACTGCTGCAAATGTTTTATCACAAAATGCTGAGTTAAAACAAAGAGCAGAGTTTGCTAAGTTAAGTGCTGAAGAAAAAATAGCACTTGCAAATCTTACAGCTAAAAACCAAGCAGATAGTGAAAATATGTCTGCTGAAAATCAAATTGAGTTAGCTAATCTAAATAAGAAAATGAGAACTGCTGAAGTTAATGCTAACTTAGCACAACAGTTAGGACTTGCAGAGCTTTCAAATGCACAAGAAGCTGCAATGACTAATGCTCAGATTAATGCTAACATGGATATGGCTAACTTTAATGCAGAGCAACAAACTGCTTTAGCTAATAGTAAATTTATGCAAAGTGCTACTCTTGCTAATTTTAATGCTGAACAACAGGCTATTATGCAAGATGCTACTTCATTAGCTGCAATGGATTTAGCAAACTTAGATGCTCAAACTAAAGTTAAAGTAGAAAATGCTAGAAACTTTTTAGCTTTAGATATGGCTAATTTAAGTAATGAACAACAGACTAATATTTTAAAAGCTCAACAAGAACAACAAAGATTATTGAGTAATCAATCTTTTGAGAATGCTGCAGCTCAGTTTAATGCAACATCAGAAAATGATGTAAATAAATTTATGGCTGGTTTAAATGCAAATATGAGTCAATTCAATGCACAACAAACTAATGCTATGGAACAATTTAATACTACTCAAGAAAATGCTGCAGAAGCTAGAAGAGTTGGTATGGAGTTTGAAGCTGAAAAAATTGATGCACAAATAGCAGCAGATATTGACAAATTCAATGCATCACAAGATTTTGCTAGAGAGCAGTTTAATACACAAAATGAAACTGTTATAGCACAATCTAATGTTCAATGGAGAAGACAAGCTAATACTGCTGATACAGCAGCGTTTAATGCGGTTAATCAACAAAATGCACAGAATGCTTTTGGAATGACTGCATCAGCTATGAACTTTTTATGGCAACAATTAAGAGACGAAGCAGATTTTGCATTTAGGTCAGAAGAAGGTGACAAGCAAAGAAAAGCTTCATTAATGATTGCTGCTTTAGGTAACGAAGGTGCTACAGCAAAAGATACAAGCTGGAGTACAAATTTATCTGCTATAACAAAATTAGTAGAAGGATGGTTAGATTAATATGGGATGGTTAAGAAAAAAAGCAAAACAAATAGGTAGAGCTATAAAAAAAGTAGGTAAGAAATTTAAAAAAGCTTTTGGTAAAGTTGCTAAAGCTTTTGGTAAATTAGGACCTCTTGGAAGTATAGCTATGTCATTTTTATTACCGGGAATAGGTAATCTTATGTCGGGATGGATAGGAAGTTTTGGCAAAGGTGTAATGAACTTATTACCAAAAGGAGCTAGTGAATTTTTATCAGGAGCTGCTAAGTATATAAGAAACAATGCTATACGTCCTGTTACTGGAAAGATTTCTCAAGTTTATGATAGTATTACTGGAGCTTTGAATGCAGGATTTGAAGGAGCTAAAAATGTTATTGAAACAGGAGTAAATAAATTAGGAGGAGTTGTAGGTAAAGAAGAATTAGGTACAGATATAAGAAATTATTTTGCAAACTTAAAACCTGCTAAAACTGCAGAGACTCCAAAAGTAATTCCAGAAACTCCAAAAGTAGACCCTACATCAATTGATGTTCCTGTAGATACAAAGTTAGAAAAAATGGGTTTTAAAGAAAAATATAAAGATGAAATTTCAGCATATAAAAAAATAAAAGCAGTTGGAACATTTGGACAAGATATACAAGCTCAAGAAGATTATGCAGAAGCAATGAAGGAACAAGCTGATGCAAGACAAAGAGCTTATTTTACTAGTATAGGAGAACAAGCTTTAGGACAAAGAAGTGATTTAACTTTATCAGGACAGCCTATAGGATTTATAGATAGTAGTCAGTTTAATGTAAATGAAGGTATAGATAAAGTTGCATCCTTATATAGTAATATTGTTTTAAATGCACCTGTACCGACTGGTATGAATCCATTAAAGTTTATAAATAATTTTGCACCTATCGGACCTTCATTAGAAGAATTACTAGGATTACAGGAGTAAACAATGATAACAGATGAAGCAAAACCATTTTTATTTAAGGGTGCTATTCCCGGACAATCTTTAACAAATAGTCCTGATAGTAAATATCCTTGGGAAGGACCACCACAAATGGTATCTCAAAGAGAAGCTACTGAAAAAATATTTTTAGATTTAATCAAACCTGAAAATATGGAAACTGTATCTAACTTAATGTCTGATGGAATGCCAGTAGCTGACGTAGCTCAAATGTTATTAATGGGAGGATTCTCTAAAGGTAAATTTAATCCTGACATGATGTTAAATTTATTAGAACCTACTATGTATATTTTATTATCTATTGCTGAGAAAGTAGGTATTGACCCTAAGATAACAAGAGAAGATGATGAAATTGAAATAGATGATGAAGATTCAAGTGAAGAAGATTTACAAAATGCAGAAGAAATAAAACATGCAATAGGTAAAGGCGGTAAGTTTCAAGATGCTCAAGTTAAAAAAATTAGTCCAACATCAGTAGGTAATTTAAATGTTGCAGAGCAGTTAGAAACTTTAGATACTGCTAAATTAAAAGCAAGTTTATTACAAAGAAGAAAACAAGAACAACAACCAAGAGAAAGTTTATTAGGTAAAAAAGAGGTATAACATGGCTACTAATTTTAGTGATATATTATCAGATTATGATGAAATGAGTTTTGAAGAACTCGGAACTTCTTTACTTGCAAGACAAGAAGAACAAAGAAAAAGAGCTGCTAAGACTTCAAGAAAAAGCCAAAAAGTTCAACAAGCTCTAGGAGTTTTATTAGCAACACAAGGTCTTTTTAAAAGTCAATTTAATAAAAGACAAAAAGAATTAAAAGAATTAAAAACTTTAGATTTATTAAATACTGAAAATACTGCAAAGAAATTAAGAAGTGTTAGTTCTTTTGTTAATGTTATACCAGAAAACTTTGAAGCTGATAAACCTTTGGAAGAAAGAGTTAATAGTTTTATGAATAATCCAGAACTTTATAATCAATTTAAAGTAAATTCTAAACCTCTAATAGATAGTTATTTACAAAGTGTTTTTGCTAATAATCCAGACTTTCAAAATTCACCTGAGTATAGTTCTATTTCTAGATATGGTAATAAACAACTTATTAGTAATTTGTTAGAAAATAATAATTATCAAACATTTGTAAACGAATTAGCAGAGCTAGAACCTGGTGAACTAACTAGAGAAGATTTATTAAAAAAATATATAAGAATTAGTCCTCAAAGATTTACTCAGCAACGTACTAGACAATATCAATTAATTGAAAATGAATTAAAAAATAAAGCAGGATTTATTGAAGGCATAAAAGGTATAGTTCAAAAAGTTAGTAAAGATAAAAGTAAAAAAGGTGAATTAGATTTATATAGTAGATTAAGTTCTGCAGATATAGCTGGAAATGACTTAAATACTATTTTAGATACATTAGATATTGGAGGATTATTAATACCTGAAATAAATAAAGCTATTGCTCAAACTGAAGCTTCTGATATTAAATATAGAAATATTATGGCAACAGAACAAGGTAATAAAACAATAGCAAGATTACAACAAGATTTTAATGATTTAAAAGTTAATGTTAAAGAACCTCTATTCGCAAAAGATAAATTAATTAATACTCAAGGTTTATTAGACGAGGTAGAAATTAATAAACTAGGAGAAGTTTTTAATTTTGTAGAAGGTTTAGATGAAAACACTAAAAGAAAAGTATTTACAGATGCAGGTGCTTTAGCTTTAAGATTCCAAGATGAGCCACAGTTTGCTATTGATATTTATAAAACTATAACAGATGACCCTAATAAAATTAATAGATTTAAAAATAGAATTAAAGATACAGCATTTAGAAATCAATATGCTATTATGATGACTTTAAAAATGGGAGTAAAAGGTCAAGGCACGTTTGCTACTGGAGGACAAGCAGGTTTTACTAAATATACAGGATACGATGCAAATCCTATGACTTTAATGCTTGGAGATGTTTTTGAAGTAGAAAATGGTAATTTTCAACCTACAACAGAGTATTATTTCCTAGATGATGATGAGCAAAAAATGATGGTAGATAAAAAAATAAGAAGTATTTTAAAACTTGGAATATCTCAAGATGCTAAACAAAAAACTATTGATAACTTTTTTGCAAACATAGATGTACCCGGTTTTACAAATCAAGAAGATTATTTTAAAAGTTTTATAAATTAATGAAAAACGAATTACAAGAATATCTAGATTTTTTAGAGGAAGAAAAATATCTTAAATCTCAAGAGGAAGAAGAAGAACTTGTACCTACTGAATATATTCAACAAACACAAACTCCTGAAACTCCTAAAGTAACTCCTTTACCTAATTCCTATATACAAGCTAGTCAGACGACTCCTACTTATTCATTAGGTGGTAAAAAATCTTTATCTGAACTTGAAGCAGACCCTGAGTTTGATAAAAGAGCTGCACGTTTTTTAGAAGGTATTGGTCGTAACGAAAATATATTTGAGTTTTTAAGAGACTCTGATTATAATTTAAGTTCTGCTGTTCAAAGGTCTTTTGAGGTTGGTAAATGGACAGAAGAACAAAAAAAAGATTATTTATATTTAAGAGAACAATTTGATAATGCAGAGCTTAAAGGTCTTAAAGAAAGATTAGGATTTGTAAAAGATTTTGCTATAGATGTAGTTCGTGACCCTCTTAACATTCCAGCTCTTTTATTTACAATTCCTACTATGGGAACTTCAGCAGCAGGTAAAATTGCAGCAACTCAAGCAGCTAATCAAGGTATAAAACAATTAATTAAATCATCGTTAAAGGCTGCTAAAAAACCAGCTATTTATGGGGCTGCAGAAGGTATGGCTTGGGCTGGACCACATGAATATTTTTTACAATCTATGGATGTAGACCTTGGAGCTAGAGATGAAATAGATATGTCTGTAGTAGCAGGGACTGCAGCTTTAGGTGGACTTATTGGTGGCGGTTTAGTAGGTGGTTTAAGTGCTATAAACTCTGGTCGTTATCTTGCTAAAGAATTTAAATACTCTAACGAAGAAGCAATAATAAAAGAAGGTAAGAAAAAATCTAGAAAACAAATTGCTACTGAAGAACAAGTAGCTTCTTTAAGAGAAAATCTTAATAAAAAGTCAGCAAAGTCATTATTTGGTAAAGCAACTACAGAGTTTGTTGATAAAGCTAAAAAGTCTGATACATTAAAAAAATTATTAGATAACTTTAGATATGATTGGGACGTAACTATTTTTGGTCCTAAAGATATTAAAGTTAGAAAAGATTCATATGGTTTAGCACTTGGAAGACTTCAAGGTAAATTACTTACTGGAATGGGACAAGCTTTAAATGGATTGAATAAAGTACGTAAATCAAGATTTAATTGGAGTGGAGTATTAGATGTAAAAGATAATGACCAATTAGCTTATCTTTTAAGAGGTGGTAAAGAAAAAACTTATAAAGGTGAAGAGATAGGTGAAGATGTTCTTGAAGCTTATGAAAAAATAAAAGCTTTATTAGAAGATACTTTTAACAAAGGTCTTGAAGTAGGTTTATTTAATCCATTACAAAAAATAAGAAATTATATGCCTCGTAAATTTAAATACGAAGCTATCGAAAATAACTATGATGATTTTGTAGATTTACTAGTTAAATCAGGACATGCTAATCCTGTTAATGATATTAAACAATTAACAACTATTAATGTGAGTGAAGTTGTTGATGGTGTTACAAAAACTAAAAAAGTACAAGGAACTTTAGATGGTCAACTAGGTGTTGACATGGAAGCTTTTGGTAGAGATTTTCTTAAAGAAGCTGATAATGATATAGTAAAAGCAACTAGATTAAAAGCTGAGCAAATTGTAGATGATATGTTAGAATATCGTTGGACTCCTTTTGAATTAAGGTCTACATTAAAAGCTGGAAATGGTTCTAGTTTTTTACAACATAGAGCTTTTTCAAAAATAAAAGATAATGATTTAATACCTTTTTTAGAAAATGATGTAGAACTTGTATTGCAAGATTATTTTACTAATGCATCTCAAGCTATTGAAAGAACTAGATTTTTTGGTAGGTCCGTTGAAGATTTTAGAGATAACTATTTAAATAAAATTCAAGCTGAATTAAGAGCTAACGGAGTTAGTAAAGAAGATACAAAAGAAGTTATTGAAAGACTTACATTAATGCATGGGAGAGTTACAGGATTAGATGTTCCTCAAACTCCAAAAGCATTAAGAGGTTTATCAGACTGGGGAAGATTATCACAACAAATGGCTCACCTTCCTTTAGCTACTGTATCAAGTATAACTGAGCCTTTAATTCTTTTAAGTCGTGTAGGTTTAACAGAAACTCCTGCAACTGCAGCTATTATTGGTAAATCCTTAGTAGCTGAAACAATAAAAACAGGGCAAAGAATAACTCAAGGAGTTCAGAGAGGATTAGGTAAAAAAACAAAAAACTTAAAAGACTTAGATGACGAAACATGGTCTGAAATTTATCAAACAGGATTAGCTTTAGAGCAATCTGTAATGGATAGAATTGAAAGTTTATATGGTGAAGCACTTGGAAGTTCTAGAGCTAAAGAATTACAAAACATGTTCTTTAAAACTAACTTACTTACACAGTGGACAAGTGCTGTTCAATTAGCAGCTTTCACAACAGGTAAAAGATTAATAGTTCGTAATGCTGAAAAACTTTCTAAAGGTGGTTTAAAAGCAAAAGACAAACAATTTTTAATAGAACAGTTAAATGATTTAGGTATAGATGCCGATGAAGCTGTAAACTTTTATAAAAAATCTTTAAACAAAGACGGTGTTTATAGTGGAAGACTTGCCAAACAACAAGAGTTTTATGATACTAAATTATTATCAGGTGCTAATAGATTTACAAAAGAAATAATATTAAATCCTAGTACTGCAGAAGCTAATAGACCTTTGTGGTATTCTACACCTGCAGCTCAAATGTTAATACAATTTGCGGGGTATCCTACTGTGTTTAATAATACTGTATTAAAAAGATTTATAACTGATATTAAAGATTATCCGGGTCAAACAGCACCAAGAATTGCAGGTACTATGCTGCTTATGACTAGCGTTGCTATGATGGGTAATTATATTAGAAATCCAGAATATTTTGATAAAAATGTAGATGGAACTTCTAAAGCTACAGGTGAAATAATCATGGATGGTTGGCAAAGATGGGGTGGATTAGGACCATTAGACTATTCTAAAAGATACACAGAAGCAGGAGAGGCTGGAGCTGGTCCAATAGCAAGTCTTGCTAAAGGTGTTGGAGGTCCTCTACCTCAAGATATAATTGATGGTATGATTTATAGAAAAGGCTGGTTAGAAATTGCAGGAACTAATTTGCCTTTTTATTCAGCTTATGATTTACTAGCAGGTGAAGGAACTAAAAAAGAATTACGAAGTAATTTAAGAGCTATAGATAAACAAATTAGTGGAACTGCAAAAGATGAAGAAGAAGATATATCAATAGTTCCAGCATATGCTAAAGGTGGTATAGTTAAAGATGTACCTAATGTAAAAGATGAGCCTGATGAAATGCAAAGTAGAGTAACAGGTATGCCTTTTAATAGTACTGCAGACTTTATGCAAGATGCAGAAGATAGAGCTTTGAAAGGTCAAATGGATAGATTAGGTTTAGCTGAAGGTGGTTTTGTTAGTGAAATTTTACAGCTTATAGCTGCTAAAAGAAAATATAAAGATACAGAGTTTTTAAAAAAATATGCTGAAGATGTAGCTTGGCAAGAATCTAGAGGAAAAGGACCACAAACTATTCAAGAAGGTAATGGTATAGCAAAAGGAAAATATCAAGTTGAAGGAAGTTTAGGAAGTAATAGAAACGACACTATTATACAAAGAGCTTTAAATTTTTATGATGAATATCCAGATGCTCCTATAACAGATGAAATAAAATTTGCACTGTCTCAAAAGGGTAAAGATTTAGATTTTTCAACTTTATCAGAAGAAACACAAGATGCTTTATTTTATATGGATGCAGAAAGAGGTACTTTACCACTTGATAAATTATCAACTGGAGAACTAAGTCATGAATTAGCTTGGATGAATCATTGGAATCAAGGACCCGATGTAAATGTCATGCAAGAAAAATGGCGTAAAGCACAAAAAGAAAAAGAACTTTATTATAATAATTATTAATTATGGGATTTCCTTTTGAAATAGTTACAATGTTAGCTTCCACAGTGCTTGGTGGAGTTATGAGTATATGGTCTGAAAGTCGTAAGGCTAAAGCAGAAGCTCAGAAACTTCTTATAACTCGTGGTGAGTTTGATATGAAAGCTAAGAAACAATCACTTGACCATGGATTAAAAGATAAAGGCTTTGCATGGACTAGAAGAATCATAGCACTAACATCAGTATTTGCTATTGTTCTTTTACCAAAACTTGTAGCTGTATATTATCCTGATGTAAGTGTTACTGTAGGATATACACAATGGAATCCCGGCTTTTTATTTTTTAAAGAAGGAAGAGAAGTATTTGATTGGGTAACTTTTCAAGGTCTTGTAATTACACAATTAGACACTAACTTAGTATCAGCAATTATTGGCATGTACTTTGGTGGTAGTTTAGCAAAAGGAAGATAATGGATACTAGAGACTTTATGACCATCTTAGAAACTGTAGGGATTCCTGCAGCTTTTGCAGTTGCTGCCGGATGGATGGTTTGGAAACTCTTTAGTGCTTTAATAGCTGATGTACATAAAAAGTTAGATACACAACATGGTATGATAGTTGCATTAATAGATAGAGTAAGACAAATGGATAACGATATGATACGTATAGACTCTATGGTGCGTACAGCTTTAGGTGTACAAATAGATGTTGATAGATTAGCGAGAGCAGATGGAAAGAAAGACCAAAGAAAAGATTAAGTTTGAGATACCCGTAATAACTATTTTTGTATTTCTATTTATTCTTAGTGTATTGGAGCAATTATGAACTTAAATGATTTAGAAAAAGTACATCCTATAAAACAAATTACTGTAGCTTCTATAGTACAGGTATTAGTATTTGGATTTATGTTGTTAGCTTTCTGGGGTAACTCTAAAGTCTTTGCAGATGAAATAGTATTTAAATTTAAAAGTCCTAGCTTTAATGGTGTTGGTACATCATCACATTACCTAACCATACAGAACCAAGAGTTTAATCGTAAGGCAGCTTTAAAAGCAGAGATAAAAGCGTTACAAGATGAAATAGAAAGAGACAAAGAAAATACAACACTCGCAAGGTTTATAAGAAACTTAGAGTCTAGAATATATGCACAGTTATCTAGACAGCTTGTAGAGAACTTGTTTGGTGAAACTCCAAGTGATAGTGGCGTATTAGAATTAGAGGGCAACAGAATAGAATATAGTGTTGTCGATGGTATAATAACTTTAAACATAACGGACAGTGATGGGAATACAACGACTATATCTTTACCTATCGGTAGCTTTACTTTCTAGTTGTGCTGTACTAAATCAGAATCAGGACTTAGTATTAACTCAAGATATAAAGCCTAGTTCAGTATTAGATTTACAGTCAGAAGAATTAAAGAATTTACCACCGGCTACAGTGATGCCGACTATAGCTATATACCCTAACAGTTTTAAAGACTTAACAGGTCAGCGTAGAAGTAATAGTTCGTTTGCTTTGTTTAGTACAGCTATTACACAAGCTCCTGAAGCTTTTCTTATAAGAGCTTTTAAACATACAGCAAATGGAAAGTTTTTTAGAGTTGTAGAAAGAGTAGGCTTGGATGACCTAACAAAAGAAAGACAACTTATTAGAAGTACTCGTAAAGAGTTTAAGGAAGATAACAAAATGAAACCTCTGCTATTTGCAGGGTTACTAGTTCAGGGAGGAGTAATTAGTTATGAAGCTAATCTCAGGTCTGGAGGTGCTGGTGCTAGATACCTAGGGATAGGTAACAGTAAACAGTACAGAGAAGATACGGTTACTATATCATTACGATTAGTATCTGTGTCAACAGGAGAAGTACTGATGGAAACTTTAGTTTCTAAAAGTATTATATCCACAAGTGTTTCTCAGGATGTATTTCGTTTTATTGAAACTGGCACAGAGCTAGTAGAAATAGAAGGTGGTGTAGCTGAGAACGAATCTGTTTCTATAGCTTTGCAAAAGGCAATAGAGACAGGTGTATTAAATATTATAAATATAGGAATAGAGAGAGGCTATTGGAAATATGAAAATATTAAAATTGATAAGCCTGTTTGTGATGCTGAGTGCATTGCCGACATACGGGGCTGATAACGAAATATATGTTGACCAATCAGGTGCTACAGCTAACATAGATTTAGAGCAGTTAGGTTCAGGCAATATTATAGGTGGATTACAATCTTCAGCAGGAAGTGTGACTCCATTAGATTTAGACGGTCTTACTATGACTTTAGATATAAATCAAATAGGAGATACTAATAAATTCTTAGGTGATATTTATGGTGATTCTATAACAGGATTTTTTGAGTTTGATGGTGATAGTAATACATTTACTATACAAGGAGACCCAACAAATACTTTTGGTATTGATAACTCTAATTATAATGTTGACGTTACTGGAAACTCTAACACATTTACCTTAGACCATGGTACAACTGCACTAGCTGCAACACTAGATTTAGATTGGATTATTCAAGGTGATGATAACACTTTTGATTTCGATATAAATTATGATGGTGCTACTAACTATGTAGATGTTGATGGAGATGATAACACTGTAACCTTTACAGGTTCAGGATATGCCGGAGGGTATTTTTATCTTGACCAAACAGGAAACAGTAGAACATTCAACATACAACAACTGAGTACTCAAGACAATGACTGGCTTAAAATTATATCTAACGGTAATAATGGTACTGTTTGTGTCATTCAAAATGACCAAGGTACAGGCACAAGCTGCTAATATTGGAAACATAACAGAACTTAATGGAGCTGGTAGAGTTGTCAGAGATGATACTTACCAAGCTTCATTAAATTTTGACATAAATAGTTTTGATAATGTTCAAACTTCTAACGGAAGATTGGGCATTACTTTTTTAGATGACAGTCAAGTTAGACTTACTGAACATTCTGAATTAATAATAGATGAGTTTATATACGACCCCGACCCGTCTAAATCTAAGATGGCACTTCAGTTTGCTAGTGGTACTGCAAGGTTTATTACTGGTAAGTTAGCTACAATAGATAAAGAAAATATACTAATACAAACTCCTAGTGCTACGATAGCTATTCGTGGTACAGATTTTACAGTTACTGTAGATGAGTTAGGGAGAAGTTTAGTTATATTATTACCAGACGATGACGGTCTTCCAAGTGGAGAGATTGTTGTCGCAACAGCTATGGGACAGGTAACACTTAACAAACCTTACCAAGCTACTACAGTTTCAATGTACGAGACTGCACCAACCAAACCCGTTATCCTTGACTTAACTCTTGAGTTAATTGATAACATGTTAATAGTAAATGAACCACAGAAAGTAGAACAAGAAGATGAAGGACAAGATGGAGATGGCGTTTCTAATATTCTTGATGTTGACTTCCTTGAGTTCGATGATTTAGAAGTAGACTATCTTGCAGAAGATGAGTTAGAGTTTACAGAGTTAGATATAAATTATCTTGATGTAAACTTTCTAGAAGATTTACTAAACATCATAGAAGAGGTAAATGAGTTAGACAATACTGAATCACTTTTAAGGACTGACATAGATTTAAAAGGAACTCAAGTTGGCTTTGACTCTAACACTCAAATCAACACATTCTTAACTGACAACCTTATAACCTTTTACAAGTCTCTAGAAGATACTGTAAGACTAGACTTAGATAGGTCTAATGCTTATACAGTTATCATGATTCAAAACGGTAAGAGTACACAGGTCATTGTCAATGGTGGAGGAGACTCTACTATAAAAATAACGCAAGGAGATTAACATGAAGTGGTCTACAATTCTTTTAGGACTATTAACTTTACCTTTGCTTTTTAATGCTGTTCCACTTGAAGTACTAAGACTAAAAACTTTTGACGCTTTAGTAGCTCAACAAGAACCAACCGGACATTTTAAAATACTTAATATTACTGAAGAAGACCTAGATAAAATGGGAGGATATCCTTTACCTCGTCAAGACTTAGCAAGTATTCATAAAAAAATTATGGATGCTGGTGCTTATGGAGTTGGATGGGTTATGTTATTTCCACATGCAGATAGACTAGGTGGTGATGATGAGTTTGCTTTAGAGCTTTCTAAGTCTGCAAGTGTTATAGCTATGCCTGAAATATCTAATGGAGTTTATCCTGCTACACATGGTACAGTTATAAAAGGACCAATAGTATCCTTACCAAAAGCTCAAGGATTTTTAGAAAACATAGAACCTTTAAAACAGTCAGCTAGTCAAGGTGCTATCTCTGCACCAGTTGATGTAGATAATTTAGTAAGGCGTATACCTTTACTACAACAAACAGATAATGGGTGGGTTGCTTCGTTTGGAACAGAAGTTTTAAAAATACTAGGAGGTGGTCGTACTTATCAGATTGTCACAAATCTGAATGGAATAGAACAGATTAGAGTTAGAGGTATTCCACCCGTTTCAACAGATAGTTTAGGTCGTAAGTGGATTAGTTGGGTAGACACTCCACAAACTACACTAGCTGAGATGGATGTTGAATCTTCTTTTGTGTTTGTAGGATTTACAGCCAAGGGAATATCACCACAAGTTGCAACACCTGTAGGTTTATTAGAGCCTCACAAAATTCAAGCTGCGTTATCTGAAAGCATGTTAATGGATACGCCACAGATACCTGACTATAGATTGTTTGTAGAACTATTATTATTATGTGTCTCAGGTTTACTGACAGCCTTTCTAATAGCACGATTAGGTATCACATGGGGTATTGTATCAGTTGGTGGTTTGATGTCAGGAGTAGGCTACTTTGGATATAGTGTCATACAAAATAACATACTCATAGATGTGACTTGGAGTATGACAAGTATGACACTTATTGCCACGTTACAATTCTACCTAAACTTTAGAAAGCAATACAAGCTTAGACAACAAATTAAAAAACAATTTGAACATTACCTTGACCCAAGACAAGTCAAACAACTCCAAGATAATCCGGAGCTTCTGAAGTTAGGCGGAGATAGACGAAGATGTACGTTTTTATTTACAGATGTTCGTGGCTTCACAAGCTTGTCAGAAAAACTAGAGCCTGAACAAGTAACAGAGATTATGAATAAGGCACTAACTATTCAAGCTGATGCAGTTAAAGAATGTGGAGGGATGGTAGATAAATATATTGGTGATGCGATGATGGCTATCTTTAATGCACCTATAGACTTAAATGACCATGAGCAAAAAGCTGTTGAATCAGCTGTGAAAATACACCAACGTATGGCTGAAGCCGACTTAGGGATAGAGATAGGTATAGGGATAAATACAGGAGAGGCAGTTGTAGGTAATATGGGAAGCGATTCACGATTTGATTACTCGGCAATAGGTGATGCAGTAAACCTAGCCGCAAGATTGGAAAGTTCTACTAAAGAAGTTGGTAAAGATATAGTCATAGGTCATGAAACAATTAAGAGTTACACAGGAAACTATGCAACTCTTGAGCCAATTTATGTAAAAGGAAAAGAAAAACCTATAAAAATTTACACAATTTAGGTAAATCCTCTGAGACAAACAGAGAAGCTCTGTATTAAAAAGTTGTTACATCTGAAGCAATCGTATTAGGTATTATCAGATATGTTAATACAGAGCATACAGTGAGTTCAATTTTCTTTATTCTGTCATTTTTCTAGCATTTAAGTTAGCTTCTATATAATTATGTACTTCATCTAGTTTTTTTGTAGCTTCTCGCATTACTGTCTGTAATGTTGAGTATTCTTCTACACTAAAATACTTTTTTAATTCTTTAATATCTACCGAAGTTCTTTCAGTAACTAAGTTACCTGCTCTATTATAAATAAGTTTGTAAGCTAAGAGGGTAGCTTCATCCCTTTTTGTTCTCATCTTTCTATTCCTGTAAATGTAATATTATCTTGTCTCCCTCTTAGACCTGCTTTCATATATGTAGTAGCTCTACCTTCAAAGAAGTTTTGATGCTCTACTCCTGTTACCTCGTCAATCCATCCTAGAGGATTTTCTCTTTGATCAAAGTTAGTCTTAAGACCAAGCTGTAATAATCTTCTATCTGCTATGTATCTATTGTAAGCATACATATCTTTTTTAGTTAGTCCTTGTATGTCTCCCATATCAAAAACTAAATCTAAAAATTTATCTTCTAACTCTACCATATGTCTACATATATCATAAAGTTCTTTCTTAAAATCATCTGTCCATATTTCTATGTTTTCTTTTATAAACTCTCTAAATAATTTTGTCATAGCTTCAACGTGCATAGACTCATCACGTATAGAATACGTAACAATCTGTCCCATGCCTTTCATCTTACCAAATCTTGGAAAGTTTAAAAGAATAGCAAAGCTACTGAACAACTGTAAGCCTTCTGTAAAAGCTGAATACACTGCTAAAGTTTTTGCAATAGTAGTCTTATCAGACTTAAGCGGTTTAAAGTTACCAACATAATCATGCTTGTCTGACATCTCTTCGTACTCTGCAAAAGCTTTATACTCTATCTCAGGCATTCCAACTGTATCAAGTAACAAACTATAAGCATGTTGATGAATTGATTCCATGTTTGCAAAAGAACCCATCATCATTCTTGCTTCAGGTTTTTTAAAGATAGGCATATATTTATCTACATACCCTGCACCTACATCTACATCAGACTGTGTAAACAATCTAAATATTTGTGTAAGTAAATTCTTTTCTTTATCTGTGAGTTCTTGCCAATCTTTAACATCTGTATGTAATGGAACAGACTCAGGCATCCAATGCATTTGATTCTGTAGTACATAGTAGTCAAACATCCATGGATATTCAAATGGTTTGTAGTAATCTCTAGTTTTTAATAAGCTCATATTTCTGCCTCCACATATTTTTCAGGTTTAATTATTTTATAATCAGAATTAGTTTCAATAACAACTCTAGCACCGCAAGGTAATATAGGTTTATCATTACCACCATATCTAATAATACATTCTCCTAAAACTTTTACTTCGTGACAATAAGTGTTTGTTCTTCCTTCTTTAATAGTAATAACAGGTTCGTTAGTACCATGTTTTTTATTTGCTCTAATCTTATGTTGATTAACGTGTATATATTTTTTAGCCATATTATCCCTCACATGCGATACATTCTGTATCTTCTAAATTTATTCGTTGTACTTTAGTATTTACATTCTCTACAGTTCTTGCTGCATTAGAACGAAAGTAATAAAGCGATTTAAGTTTGTTCATACCATACCAGTGTACATCATTAACATATTGCATGTATTCATCATGTACTTCTTGAGGCTCTGTTGCCTTTGGTAAAGTAAAGAACAGATTAACAGACTGAGCCTGACATATAAACTCTTGTCTTTGATGTGCGTGTTCGACAATCCATATTTGATTTATCTCATTCGCAGTTTTAAATATTTCTTTTTCATCATCAGTAAGAATATCTAAGTGTTGAACTGAACCATCACTACCTGATATATTTTTCCATATAGCATCTAACTCTTTGCCTTTAAGCCCCTTAGACTTGAGAACTTTTTCGAGATACTTGTTCTTAACTTGGTAAGACCCTGACAAAGTTTTGTGAGTATAGCAGTTAGCACGGAAAGGCTCAATAGAAGGGGAAGTACCACTACATATAATCCCACTACTAGCGTTAGGAGCAATAGCCAATAAGTTAGCGTTTCTTTTACCTGTGCCATGAATGTCAGGAGCCTCTCCTCTTCTAACAGCCAGTTCTTTAGTCGCTTCATTTGCTCTAGTATTGATATACAAGAATGCTTTATAGTTGAAACCACTAGCGTATATCCCTTCGAAAGGGATGTTACGAGATTGAAGATAAGCATGGAAGCCCATAGCACCGAGACCGAGACTCCTTTCTCGATACGCTGAGTAGGCACTCTTGGTAAAGCCTTCCTTACCTTCTTTAATATATTTTTGAAAGCGTTTAAAATTTGCACTGTATTCTCCTAATTGTTCTGTGTCTACTGCATTATCAATGTAATGCTGTAGTATATTATCAAGCATGGTTATTAAATCTTCAATGAACATATCGTCTTTCGACCAGTCATCAAAGTGTTCTAGGTTTACAGATGATAAACAACATACTGCTGTTCTTTCTTCATCTGTTGGAAGCGTAATCTCTGAGCATAAATTACTTTGTCTTATCTTTAAACCTAAATCTTTTTGTGCTTTAGGTAAATGTTTATTACAAGTATCGATGTTCACCATGTAAGGCTCACCTGTTTCTGCTCTAGCATTTATTATCTGCCACCATAAATCTCTAGCATTGATAGTCTTAACAGCTTCGTTAGTCTTAGGATCTATCAATCTCCAGTCTTCATCTTTTTCTACAGCTTCTAGAAAAGCATCTGTAATGTTTACACCATTATGTAGATTAAGATTCTTTCTGTTTATATCTCCACCTGATTCTTTTCGCATGTTAATAAACTCTTCAATTTCAGGGTGGCTTATATCCATATAAGCTGCATAGCTACCACGTCTTGTTGTGCCTTGGTTAAAGGCTAACATCTGTGAATCAACTACATGGATGAAAGGAATAGAACCAGTAGAACGACTGCCGTGAGTAGTTGAAATACCGTTGCTCCTAATATCACCCCAATATCCACCAATGCCTCCACCTGAACTTGCCAACCATATATTCTCATCATAGTGAGCAGATAAACCACCCCTGCTGTCAGGAACATAATTGAGGAAACAACTGATAGGAAGCCCACGAGTGGTTCCCCCGTTACTAAGAATAGGAGTGCTGAACATGAACCAACGAGAGGAAGAGTAGTTATAAAGTCTTTGAGCCAACTCGAAGTCGGTTTCTCCTTTGTATGTTGCTCCGAAGACGGAGGCTCTTGCGAATGCTTCTTGGGCATGTGTTTCTCCTTCCCAAAAATATCTATCTTTGAGTGTATCTAAACTAAATTTATCAAATTCTTTTTCTTTATCATAGTTTATTTCAATTCCTAAGTAAGGCTTAGTTCCTATTTTATCTTCAACCATTATCTTGTTCCTCTAAGTATAAAGCTATTATAGCATAATGAATAATCTTAAGCAAGTCCATTCTGTTTTTACCATTCTTTTTTCCATATCTCATAGCATACTTCATTATGTTACCCATAGCAAAGCCATCCCCGTGTCCAGTATCTAATATAATATCTGTTGCTTGATACTTACCATTAGAGTAATGTTGATTGTATGTATTTCCTATATAAGATTTTATTTCATTTAATATTTTATCTTCTCTAAATTTATAATTCACTGCTCTTCCATTCCTTTGGTATGCTTTCTTCATTATACCATCTAAAATTATTTGTCTCTGCCCATTCGGCATGAGTTCTTTTTGTTTTATCTTTCCTTACTTTAGCACCTGGCATTGGAGAGAAAGGTTTCTGAAATAAAAACACTAACTCATAATTATCAGGTAAAGCTTTTCTAATATGTATGTACTTACTATACTCTGCATAGTCCCAAAATCTACCTTTAGCTTCTATCAAAATTGTTTTATCATCTATAACTTTAACAAAGTCAGGTTCATACTTATGCTTAACTACATAGTTTATGTTATCCCAATGATGATTCCAATCTTTTAAAACTGTTTGATGTATTTCATATTCCCAAACACTATCATAGCCTTTAGGAACTCCAACCTTTTTAGGTCTTGGTTTTCTTGGTACTCTTTTAGGCATTGTCAATAGAAGAATCGTAGTTCTTAACTAGCTTCCAATATGTTAGGATACTATTAAACATTCCCAAGTGTTTTGCATGAGATTCTTCGTCCCATATATGACACGAGATTAATCCTGTATCAGCCCTATCTACAAAGATAGAAACTCTTTGTGGATTATCAAAGCCACAGCCTTGTGCATAAGCAGACAACTGCATACCATGTTCATCGTATACTAATTTAGCAGGATCTTTGCCTTCTAAGTTATCTTTAGTTTTAAAGTCTACAAAGATTCCAGATTTAGAATATAAATCTATCTTACCACCATACCCTGAATCAGCACAGAAAGAATCTTCTGCTATCCATTCTTCATCAGGAAAGTTTTCATCAAGCCATGCTTTAACTTTCTTGTAAGGTTTAGTTTTAGATATTCCTAAGAATCCTTTTTCAATTTGATAGTGGATCTTAGTTCCTTTCTTCGCAGCTTCTATGCCAATCTTCTTTGAATCTAACTTACATCTGTAAGCAAAAGAGTCAAACGATTCTCCCTCCTTTCTTTCAAGGGTGATAGCAGAATTTAAAGCTTGATTTATCTTCCAGTTTTCTAATGATGGTTTAGCTATCATACCTAGTATGGTAGTAACCGAAGGTACAAGCCCTAAACTTTTAGCATCTCTAAGAGTTGTATTCCTTTCTTTACCATTAGCACCTATGATTGTGTACATAGGTTCTCCGTCTTGAGCATACCAATGTCCTGACTCAGACGTAAATTTATTATAGCTATCTATTTTAGTTTTGTCAATATTTTTATTACTTTTCACGATGTTTTACCCACCTTAATTTTCTTGTCTCAGGAATGAATAGTAAAAACCTAACGTCTGCCTTTACTTGTTCCGGAGTTCTTGTTGATTTTGATTGCCAATGTGCAACCTGATTTACTCTTTTCTTTAAACCTGCTGTCTTAACATCTACTAATTTAATGTTACCTTCAGGGTCTCTAACTACTAAGTCTATTAACCCATCACATCCACAGTTTTTAAATACTTCATATCCATTATCCCATAACCAAGTCACAGCATAATATTCTGCTAAGTCTCCTTTTCTACTAGCAGACTTTTCTTTAATGTGTTTCATACCAATTATCTCCTACTTTATATTCACCTGTCAAGGGACATCTCATATTAAAATATTCAGATGCCTGTTCAATAGCCTTAACTCCAAGCTCTCCTACAAACTCAGCTTGAGTTTCAGGAACTTCTATTTGCCATTCATCATGAATGTTAGCTACAAATTTTGCATTAATATTATTTAGTTTTATTAAAGCTTCAAGAAAACACATAGCTTTCTTCATAACAATGGCACCCCCGCCTTGTAATAATGTATTCAAAGCAGCATGTTGACTACGTACATATATCTTACGACCATCTAGACCTTTTAAGAATCCTCGTTCAGAAGCTTTCTGTACTTTATCTTTAAGACTTCTAAGTGATGGTAAGTTCTTGAAGAAAGTTTGTTTTAATTCTTTACCTTTCTTAATACCACCACCTGCAACACTACCTATCTTAGCATCACCTGCACCATAAACTAAAGCATAGATAAATGTCTTAGCTTGGTCTCTAGTTTTAAGACCTGCAAGTTCTTGATTGGTAGTATGTATATCACCATTTACAACCTCTTCTACATATTCAGGGTCATTCATATAGTGGGCTAACATTCTAAGTTCTAATCCACTAGCATCAATACCTACAAGTTTATGTCCTTCAGGAACAGTCCAGCAAGAACGACACTCTTTACCATAAGGGCTACCTGCATTAGGTACTTGTGCCATGTTAGGATTTCTGTGTGTCATTCTTCCTGTGATAGTTCCATTAGGTATAACACTACCATGTACTCTGTTATCTTTAAGTTCATCTATCCAAGATGTAACTTGTGCGATCCTCTTTTGATATAAAAGAAAGTCTGCAATAAGTTTAGCTTCTCGGATGTGTTCAATCTTTTTCAAAGTACCTTCATCTACAATAGGCTGACCTGTTGGTGTAAACTTTTTAGGTTTCCATCCAAAGTCAATTAGATATTCACCAATCTGTTTACGACTACCAAGATTAAAGTCAACCAACTTCTGTCTCATGAAAGGTTCAACACTCTGTGTCTTAATACATCTATCGTATTCTTCATCAGTCAATCCTCGTTTAGATAACTCACCATCTTTCTTAACATAAGGAGTTACTAACTTATCATCAACTAACTTAGGCTTGAATGTATTATGTACTTCATCTTCAACAGCAAGTTGCTTTGCTTTAAGTTCAGCAAGAAGTTCCATAGCTTGTTGAGTATTGAAAAAGAATCCATTAAGTTCTTGTTGTTTGATTATTTTAGCTACATCATGCTCAAGCTTAATAGAATCTGCACTAAAGATACTACCTTCTTTGATTAAAAATTTATATACAGCTTCGTTAAGTTTAACATCTTGAATACAATACTCTAACATTTCAAGAGTATATGAATCAAAATCTTCAGGCTGTTCTTGTTTTAACATACCGACTCTCCAACCCCAAGCTTTTAAGCTATGTCCATTCTCACGAATAGGATTGAATAGTCTTGACATAACCAATGTATCTTCTATCTTACAATCAAACTTAGCACCATAAAGTTTTTCCAACACAGGTATATCGTAACCTATAATGTTGTGACCTATAAGTGTGTCAGCTTGTTGTAAGAACTCAATACCTTCTTCTATTTGTGTGTTGTCAAATGTATATAACTTACCATCTACTTCTTTAGCTACAATACACCACACATTATTTGGATGTAGACCATCAGCTTCTATATCAAATACTATTTTAGAATTG